CCTGGTATATTAAACCCGAATAAATTTGTAATTTGCGGAGCAAATAACGGATTTTGACCTGTAACTAACCCTTGCGCGTTTGAAGCTAAGCCTTGCAAGGCTTGTGTAATAGGGTCGTTCACACAAATATTTAGTGAACAATACTAGTAATTACGATAATCTCTTCCAGTAATGATAAGCTAATGTAGCGGTAAATTTTAGTGTCTCGCCAGTACCATCAGCAATATTATATGTTAATGGACCAACATTCCTTACTGAAACACCTACCAACTGATATTGTGCAACTTTTGCTAGTTTGCTATCTAACTGCACTAAATCAATTGTTGAGTTTTGCTTTGGTGTGAAGTAATTGCCTGTACTATTTGCATCATCAAATGTACTGCGTGACCAATCTTCAAATTTTTGACGAATTTTTGATTGCGCATCTGCATAAAATTCTACTGCATATGCTTCACTATTTGGGTAAAGTACACTGCCTGGAACATTAAAATTTAATCCCATATATGGAACTACCTTATTTTGTATGGCTCTTTCAGGTAGGGTAGCAGTGCGAATATAAACTAAATCATCATTATTAAATGATACACCAGAATCAGATGCATTAATTGATAATACTCTAAATTGAAAATCGCGCGCGAAATCTCTTTCTTGCGCTACTCTGTAAAAGTCTGTTATAAGTTGATTTACGTCTGCCATAAAATTATTTATTCATTAGCTAACTATTTCGTTAAAGTCCTGGTTAGTTCTTGTTGCGTAGAAGTTGACCAAGATATACTCAGCAGTTCTTGTTGGTTTGATATATACATCAACTACGAGTGTATTATCATCAATTACTGCGGGTGTATTATTCTTTTCATCACAAACAATTAGATAATCATATACACCTTGCGTATTCTTCGCATTTTCAAAGAATGGTGAAATTGTATTAATTACTTGTGTGCGAGTAAAGAGTGTGTTAGGTTCGAATATAAAACTCTTTACTGTATTGCGTACAAGTGTTTCAAGATTTATAAACAATCTACGTACATTAATACGATCAAATGCACTTGGTTGTTTTTGTAGTGTTTTTTGACCGTACACTACAAACCCTTCTGCAGGGAAAAACGCTACTGGATTAGTACCAATTTTGTAAAGTTGATCGCGTTGCTTTTGCTTTGGATATAATGCGAGATCTACTGCCCCGCCTACAGTGCCACGCTTGAAACCAGCTGGTGCAAACCATGGTTGATAATTTAAATCTGTTTTTGCCATTAATGATGCAGCAAATCCTGAGAATGGTACCCATACTGGTCTGTTTAATGTAGGGTCATTTACTTTTGCAACATTAGCATATGTACAAGCATAACTTGTATTGATTGGGTCAAATACATTACGCAATGGCCAGTAAATGTTTGATGTGAAGTTCTTATCAGCTCTCGAGATAGTCTTAACATCAGTTCCTTGAATAAAGATAGGAATTAATGGATCGGCAATAAAGAGGTGGTCTTTTCTTACATTTTCTGCAAATACTCTGAATGTTTCGAATACGCTTGCCCATGCATTTCTTAACACTAATGCGTCTCCAGTAATACCGGTTGAAGAGGACAGATTATCGTATGCAGGGTTATACTTAGTATCATCAAAAATACCGTTATTAGCAGATGAACTTGCGTAAATTGTACCAAGACCACCCTCAACTGTAAGTGTCAATGGATATACATCAAAATTTTCTAACTTTTGCAAGAGCTTATCAACCTTACCTGGTACATTACCAATTACTTTAGTATAAGGATTATCTAATGTATAAGAACCGAGAGGGAATAGCGCGTCTGCTTGGCCAATCTGCGCAATGAATGTATCAATTACGCTTGGTGTTATACCTGTAAATGTACTATCGATTGATGCAGCATATCTTAAGCCTTGGCCTAATACACGAATTGAAACTCTTGGGTCACCTGCAATCGTTACATTATTATCACTTGAATCTCTCTTTGAAATCCATGGATTAACAAGTATTTCAATTGAAGGTGAAGTATCTTCAACATTGCTTAAGAAAAAGCTTGTTGGTATGCCACCGTTATCAGGATACTGTTGGCGGTAGTAGTTAATAGAACCTGTATAATTTTCTACCAACGACTTGCCAAGTGAATAAACTGATGGTGAGAATGTTGATTGGAAGAGCTTGAATAAGCCAACATTTAAGCAATCTCTATATGCTGTTGTACCAATATTAAATGTTGTGAATTCCATGTCTTCGGAAACCGAAGTATTTGACCCTGCTGCAGCGAACGTTGCGCTAAGCGGGAAATTTAATCTTGAATCCAATAATTGTGTATAGCTGTTAGCGATATTTGTACCACCAGTACGTGTACCAGTTAAGCTAACTGTATATGCGTAGTTAATACCGCGGTAATCAACACTTGGGTTAACTGTAGTATTATCAATAAGGCCAAGATAGTAACCTTCAAAAATTGAGTTTGTTGTATATTTTTGCTTGTTAAGAACAATTACACCGGCATTACCGAAATCTGTGAGTGATGTAATTACCCCATTAACATCAGCAACATTTGCTTTCCATGTATATGCACTTCCATTCTTAATATTGTTGTAATCTGTATCGGTTAATTCAACTAAGTTTGGTTTACCTAGTAAGTACATATCACCAGCGCCGCTAATAATCTGTAAATTTGTTTGTACGTCGTCATTCTGTGTTACTTTGCCGCGCACTGGATATACTAAGGCGGTATACTTTGAACCAAATCCTTCACCTAAACCGTTACCGTAACCAAGTCTTGCTGCATACATTGTAGCTGGGCTTTGAAATACTGCTCTTGCTGTATGATAAAAATATCTTTCTGCAGCATTCGAAGGCGTGCCGAATACTTGCTCGAATTCAACAAGTGATGAAATTACGATAGGCTCGTAAGTGGGTCCTTGCTGAGCAAAACCAGCAACTAATACATTTGTAATGTCGTTGGCTGCAGCTCTTAAAGAAAAATCTTGTTCACTAATTTGTACACCGGGACTTTGAATTGATCTTGCCATACTAAAAATATTTATGTCTTTTTGATATAAATTTTCTTGCTTTTTAAAAATTAATTCGTAGTTGGTGTGGTAGAAGTGGGTTCAATCAACTTTGTTATTAATTGATCGAATGCGAATTCAAAAGAAGTGTCTATTTGGGAGGCATCCCTATAATTATAGTTAATTTCGCCTAAAGCGGTAGGAAAAGCTTTGGTAAAATCAAATCTTATTATTTTATTGTCAAATTCGTCTAAACCATACAATGTGAATGTAGACTTGTAAACCTCTGATGTTGTACCTTCTACAAGATCTCTATTATCTAGAACATTATACTTCTGATTATTAATAAGATCTAACCAGCTATATATTACCCAATAATTGTTAAAATAGTTATCAATAGTAAAGCTTACTGTTACATTTGGGTAAGGTGGTCTATTTTCAGATGAAACATGCAATGTTTGTCCTGCATATCTTGTTGCAACTTCGTTTATCGATACTCTCGGTACAACTACACCGTACACAGAAAAAGTTATAGAATCGAATATAATATTCGAGCTAGTTCTAGTAACTTTTTTATTAATATCCTTTAATGCCTCTGGAAGCGTCATAACAAATAAAAATTTGTCTTTACGCTGTTTGTTTAAAAGTGCTTGTGTGTAATCAGTGCTCATTTTAAAAATTCATTTAAGGTTTTCCATCCTTGGTTTTTTAAATCCTCAATATCGCTTAAATCTTCATCATTCTTGCTAAAAATAAATGGCATTTCGTTATTACTGAATCCTCCCTTTTCATTATTTAGGTATGAAGAGGGTCTGATAAAACTTCTTACACCGTAATCTAGCAATCTCAACACTAACGGTCTTCTATTTGTATCGTATTCTACAATATCAAAATATTTTTCACAAATATCATTATCTAGTATCATTAATGCCCATATTAAAGACATTACCCTATCGTCATTATGATCACCCTGCCTAGCAGCCCATGTTCCGTTGGGGTAACGAACAAAGTTTTTCAATTCATTAACAGCATGTTTATCGTATAATTTTACAACATTTAGTTCGTTTAACCAATATCTCATATTTGTAACACCTCTATATTTTGTGTTAGTATGTGCAATTACACCAGGTCTCTTTACTGCATCCATCTTATTCATCTTTGGAGAGTAATTTACTATATTTTCATAATTGTGAGTTATTTTAAGTTGATCCACAACTTGCGCGCCACAATTATTTCTTTCTATTAATACGGGAGGTGATCCCCATTGACGTAAAAGTTCTAATAATTTTGAAATAAAATTAAACGGTGAAATATTATTATCAGCATAACACGCGACTTGTTTTATTTCTTTTAAATTAGTAATGTCAAGAATTTGTACAACACTATAATTGCTGTTTACACCTTCAGCAACGTCAACCCCCGCCACATAAAGATTTTTTTCATTGGGTTCTTCCCATACCAAATATTTTCCATTATCAAAAACAAATTCTGGGTCCTTGCAGTTACCTATTAATTGTTCAAAAAGTTTATCAGATAGTGAACTTTCACCGGATTGTAAAAATACGTTTCCAAACTCTTGATCAAAAGCTTCTCTACTACCTAGCGATCGTACAGTTTTATCTTTCCACTCTTCGTCACGGCCTGGAACTTCCCACCAATCAACGCGTTCTGATTTCCAACCATTTGAACCATCAGTTGCTCCTGAATATAATTCGTGAAAAAGATTTCCTGTACCGTTGGGTGTACTTGCTACAAAAATTTTAGATTTCTTAGATGATGAAATAATTGGGTATACTGATTTCCAAAAATCTTGAACCATACCATCATCAATAAATGCTAACTCATCAAGAATTAAAACATTACAACTATCGCCTCGACCTGCATCTGATGATGTAGTTGATATGCCAATGCTGCTTCCATTGCCTAATACCATTGAGGTTTTACCATACTCAACTGCCCCGGGTTTTAAATAGTTTGGTAGCTGCTCATACGCAAGACGGACTCGCTTAAAAATATTAATAGCAGTTTGCTCTTTGTTAGCAACAATTAATATACGCTGGTCGCTAAAGAAACAAGATATCCATAATGCATATATTGTCATTAATGTAGTTTTACCGGACTGTCTAGAGGATAAAAATACAACAAATCTATTATCTCTCAAAGAACGTAATATTCTTTTTTGATATGTATGTAGTTTAATTTTTTCCTTACCTCTATCTAGATTAACAATATAGAAATAATTTTCTGCGAAATGAAGTATATTTTTACTACATTTTTTAAGTTCGGACAGCATCTCTTTCGTCCATTCAAACTTTTGATCAGGCGTGGGTAAGTTTTTATTTCCTAAGTAAAACCTGTTTTCTTTGTCGCGCATTACATAAATACTTATATGAATAGAACGCGCGACCTACTAGATTTATCTGCAGTATATGAAGCAGCAAAAGTAAATGATCCTAAGGCTAAGTTCGGTACTAAGCCTGGCAAACCCATGAAAGCTATACCTACTGTAAAAATTAAAGAACCTCTCAAAGACGATGGCCAGCCAACACAGCCATTTGCACATAAAGATTCAGGTCCAGCTAACGCAGATGGCTTTAATGCAAAAATTGTTGATCCTAAGACTAACAAAGGGAAAGAAAATCATTTTGAGCCAGAAAAATTTTCAGATATTGTTAAAAAAAGTGTAAAAGAAGATATAAATACTTTTATGAGTAATAAATCTATTTTTGACAAACTATACGAAGAGGTAATGGGCGGACCCGAAGACGCCGAGGCCCTCGACGCGCAAGAGCTTGGCGTAGCTCCTTCTGATGAAGGTGATAAGTCTGAAGCTGACATGACACCAAAGGAGCTTATTGCTAAAGCTCTTGAACTTTTACAGCTAGCACATGATAAGTGCCCAGCTGAAGAAGTTGGTGGTGAATCAGAAGGTTCTTCTGAAGAGGGTGGATCTGAAGAAGGTGCACCTGAAGAGCAGGAAGAAAGCAAAAAGAAGGGTGAGGAAGATAATGAAGATGCAGAAGTTGCTGGTGAAGCAGTTGATGCAGAAGAAATTGGTCATCCAGTAGTAGATTCAGAGAAGCTAAGCAAAGGTTTGAATAAAGTTTCATCTGGCTCTAACGTAGTTCCATCCGAAGTATCATCAGCTGGTAAGAAGGCTGGTAAGGGTGGTGACGGTAAAGTAACAGATAAAGTCGGTAATGATGGTGATAAAGGTCACGCATTAGTTGGCGGTGGTGTTAGCGGTGGTGCACCAACACCGGTTAAAGGCAAGTCAAATGTCGTTAACAGCAGGATTAAAGGTAATAACCAATCCTTCTTCAACGTCTAAAATAGATTAAAAATAAAATTAAAGCCCCTCGCAAGAGGGGCTTTTTTTTGATTAAATAACTATATGGAAAGTACGTATGTACATGAAAAGCTTAATCCTATATTCTTTGATGAAAATAATAATGTACGCGACAATATCAAAGATAAGTTATTAATTATTGCAAAAAAAGCTTTTGAAGATTTAGAGATAAATACACCTATAGAAGATATTACCTTTACAGGTTCTCTTGCAAACTATACATATACAAAAGAATCTGATGTTGATTTGCACATCTTGATAGATTTTGATAAAGTAAATAAAGATAAATTACTTGTTAAACGAGCATTAGATTGTAATAAATTTGTTTGGAATTTAAGACATGAAATAACTTTTGCAGGGCATGAAGTTGAAGTATATTTTCAAGATATATCTGAAAAGCACACCTCGACCGGTGTTTACTCTTTATTAAAAAATAAATGGCTTGTAGAACCTAAACAATTATCAGATGTCGAAGTTGATGAACATATAGTAAAGAAAAAATATGAAGAATATAAAAATCATATTCTTTCTTTGCAAAGAGAAGCAAATAAACCTATTACTAAAAATTATGCAGAAAAAATTCTTAATAATGCTAAAAGATATTTTAAAAAATTAAAAGCAGATAGAAAAGAAGGGCTTGAAAAAGAGGGTGAGTTATCAGAAAAAAATCTTATATTCAAACAATTAAGGCAAAACGGTTTTATCGACATGCTAACTGATTTGATTAATATTGTTTATGATAAATCTTTAACGGAATCATATTTAGTTGGAATGAAGACAGGTTTACCGTTAAAAACAAAAATGAAACCGCAAATGAAAAAATTATTTAAAACTTTAACTAAAAAGACTTTCTTTAAAATGACTCCTGGTACTAAGAAGAGACATCAACATCCTGTAGGCAGGACTGGTATGGATAGAAAAAATGCGCAATTTGTACCAGATGTACACAAAGCAGATATGGGTACTTTTTCAAAATTAGATAATTTAAGAAAAGGACAAACAGGTAAATTTGTGCTTTCGCCATCTGAATTAAAAATGGTGAAAGATAGATTTAATATTAGTCATATTATGCCAGGTGAAGTTAAAAAACTTGGCAATACAGGTATAAGGGTTTATTTGGATACAGCTGTAAACCGTTATATAATGGAGAGATAAGATGAGTGTGGATAGATATACAGGAAACCCGGACGTAAGATATTACCCTTTACCATCTGATTCTACTGAAAATCCATGTTTTAGATTTTTAGATAAAGATAATAACGAATGCGAGCGTGAGATGGTTTCTAATGTAATGCGGGAACAGATTAATCTATATGGTACTAAAGTTAATTACTTTGTACATACGTATAACCCGTCATATTCTGCGGATAATTTCTATGGCGAGCAACCGTTGGCTGAATACGGTATACCAATTAGCTTTAGTGCTTACATAGATCTTAATGAAAATTCTTTGTTGCTATCGAAATACGGATTTCAATCGGAAGATGAAATTACAATGTATATACATATATCTTCGTTTTATGAAGCATATCACAAACCTTCATTATCTGCATATTTTCACGGATATGCAATTGAACCAAAATCAGGAGATGTATTTAAACTGACTGAATACGGCAGCGACAGACCTGGCGAGAGAGACGGTAAAATGTTTGAAGTAACAGAACGCCTGGATCAAGATATTAACAAAATTAACCCATTGTTAGGACATTATGTCTGGTTATTAAAAGCTAAGAGATATGAGACTAGCTTTGAACCTGGTCTTACAGCTGAAAAAGGCAACACACAAGTATTTGATAGTCCTGCCAACCCTGATATTAAAGGTGCAGAGAAAAACTACCCATTCGATATTAATTCAGCTTCAAAAGCTGTATTCGATGGGAAGAACAATACTGGTATATATGGGGATTACGATCAGTAATTAGCTACCAATTTCTTCACCTTCAACAACGTCGAGTTCAGCTTCTTCTGCGTCTGCATCCTTAAAGGGCTTGACTGTAAACAACCCTTTCTCTAACTCGATTTCGTGCACCATAGAAGGAAATCTTTCATCCATATATTTTTGAAAACTAATTGGTTTGATCCAATCAGTACTCTTATCAATATTAACACCCATGTCATCCGCCTTTTTACCTATTATATAAATAGCTTCCATGAGTGAAAGCCATCTTGCATAACATTCAATTGAGAGATCTTCTAGCTTATCTTTTGTTTGTACTTGTATCGTTCTTTTTGTATTCATTAACTAATTTTATAATGGAACCTAATAACATTGTCAAGAACTTTTCTATATTATTATTATCTTTATAGTAAGTCTTAAGCTCTGACTGCAATACTTTTAGTTTTATTTTTGTGTCGTTGTCATGTAAAGCCTGTTCCTTTAGGATTAAGAAAATTATATCAATAAATTCACCTATAGTTGAACACGGAAATGTTAATAATGCGCCGCTATTAAAGTCCTTATCATTTAGAATTTGTAAGAGTATCTGCTTAACATCAGCTATAGATTTAGGAGTTATGATATCTGCTCCTATTGAAGATGCAGGCTTCTCTTCGAAGTTTATCATTCTAAAGGTTGTGTTGTTTGCGCGGTTTCCGCGCTAATAATAACCGAATTAATTTTGCTACAATCTATACACTTGTAGGTATTTTTTGTGTTTAAAATAACTGGAACAAACTG